CTCCGCGCCCGCTTTCAGGAAGGGGAAATACTTGGCCATATTAACCATGATCCGGTCTGTAACGGCGCCGTACACTTCCGCCATCCGCCAGCTCATGCCGTCCAGGAATGAAGGGCGCATTATTCAACACCGCCAAAAAGCCTGGTCACGTCCACGCTGTTGGTGGGCGTTTCCGCTTTGATCTGGGCCAGCTCTTTATCAGCGTCCTCCGGCGTCAGGCCCAAAGTTTCGGTCATGAATCGCTTTTTGCTCATCAGCGCCGCGCCCACCAGCATGACGCCCCTGTTGATTTCGGCGTTTTTGTCCTCGATGATGCTGTCGTCGAATTTCACCGCCACGCTATACCCTGCCCGCAGCAGCTCAGCCACAGGCTGCCCCTGCCAGGTCAGCTCATACCGCACGGCCAAATCAAAGATGGCGTCCACCATCTGGCACAGCGCGTCCCGAATGTTATTTTCATGTGCTTTCACGGTGCCGAATGTCTTGCTATTCTCGCTAATCACCTCGGTGGCGGTTTTCATGCCCTTCTGCTGATCGAATGCCAGGGTACCGGGGTCAAATCCGATCTGATTGCACAGGATGGCCAATTCGCCGTTGATGCCGGTAATATGCTGATCCACCCGCAGCTCCACGCTGTTGTCGTAGATTTTCAGGTCCTCCGGGTTGTCGGTGCTCAGCGCCTCCCACACTTCGTCGTCTGCATCAAAGTATTTTTGCGGCGTGCCTCCGTTGATCCCAGGCGCCTGCCGCATGGCCCGGGCCGGGGCGATAATGCGCTTTTTGCCCAGTACAAATTCCCGCTGCAGGCTGTCAAACATGATGTCAATGCCGTGCAACGTATTCATGGCCGGAGCAAAAATGCTCATGCCCAGGGGGCTGTTATCGTCAGCGTAGTTCGCGCCGAAAGGCCGCACATACTGGAAATAGGTGGTATGCACGTCGGCAATGTCGGTAGCGGGGGAAAGCAGCGGATACATCATGTTCAGCGGATACCACCAGCCCAGGATGTTCTGCGGTTCGTCCGCGTCCTTGATGGGCATCCGGTACAGATCGTTGGTCACCCGGTAGGTGTTGCCGTCCCATTTGTGCCATTCCACCGTGGAATAGTAATAGCCTTCTTTGGCTTCCCGGCTGATGAAAATAGCGCTGGTCACCCTGCTGTTATCCCAGGCCGTGGGCACGAATTGCCCGGCCATATGGAAGCTAATGCGGATTTTGCCTTCCCCGGTATCGTTGCCGTTTTCGTCCTTGGGCACCTCCACCCATTCTTTCAGCGCGCAGCCGCCAAGGGCGAACGCCTTTTCCAGCAGATCGCCAAATGCCGTGCCGAATCTGTTCTGCCGCAGCACTTCCTGCAAAAACTCGTTCAGCGGGTCTGGCTCCTTGCTCTCCGGGTCATGGCTTGCGCTGCTGGCCGTTAGTTGGCAGCGCTCGTTCCACACGTACCGGGCCATTTGAGAACAGGCCATTTTCCCGGCGTTCATGGTGGCCATGGTACGCGTTTTCCCCTTGGGATTATTCAGCGTTTTCAGCGGCACCAGGTGCCAATCCTTGTAAAAACCCTTGTAAACGGCCTGCCAAACGAAAATAAACAGCGTGTAATACTGCCGGAAAGCCGGCACGCCATCCAGCTCGAATACGTCTTTTTTGAATACGCCGGCGTTCTCCGCCATCCGGTTCACCCCGTTTCTGATCCTGTCTTTGATTCTTTCAATGAATTTCAAATTTTACCACCTCACAGGCCCCACAGGCCGTAAGCCTTGAGGAAATGGTTCATAGCGTAGCGCGTTTCGTCCATGCTGTGATTGTAGGCGTCCACGGGCTGCCCCTTGTCGTCCGCGCAGTACAGCCCGGCCTCCTTCACAAAGGCTTCGGTGCCGTACCGCTCATCCTCCACCAGGTAAAAACGCCCGTCCTGGATGGCGCTTTGCAGCATTTCCACGCCCACCTTCAGGCCCTTGCTGCCGCCCCTCACGTCGTGGCCGTTATTGTCCGCGCCGTTGGTGCCCAGGCCCAGCTTTTCAATTTCCAGCCGCAGCGCCTTGCAGGCCGGATCAATATAGATCGCGTTTTCCCGCACGCCGTACTTTTTGCGCATGTACGGCAGAAACTCGCCCACGATGTGCCGCGCCTGATCGCTCATAG